TGGCTGCGTACACTGGGCCTCCAAACATTTCTTCTCTTTCTACTTTTCTATAACCACCTCCTCCACCACCACCATATCCAGCAGATATTACTCCATTATTAATAACTGTTGTTCCACTAAACTGAACACCTAAACCACTACTTCCACTACCTCCATTACTCCCATTCGCACCTTCACCATCTCCTGCTTCTCCACCATCTCCACCTGCACCATAAATTGCACCAGAAGAACCAACTTCTACACTCACAACAGTTCCAGTTTCAAATGATCCTGTTCTTACAGCACAATTATTAATATTTCCTACAGCAGATCCAATAGTTTTATTAACATGTATTCTTACTTTACTTCCAGATGAATTATCTAAGATTCTATCTTTAAATCCACCAATCACAGTTCTGTTTCCACTTGCAGATCCTGCCTGATATTTTGTTCTTGCATCATTTGGACGATTTTCTGTTGATCCAGAGTGATAATCAATAACTACATTTAATCTTTTACTATAAAAATCACTAAATTTTATTGCACCACTTTGTGGTATGCTAGTATCTAATGGTTGATTCGATAATCCACCTACAGTTTGACTAACTCGATATTCTCCTAAGTCTCTATCACTATTCTGACCAAACTCTGTTTCGATTTCAGAAAATGATAATGGAGATCCAGATGCTTTGACTGCCATTTACTTCTCCAAAGATTTTACTTTTCCGTCTAATTCTTTGATTGCTTCGATTAATAGTGGTACTAATCTGTCATACCTAACTGCTTTTGTACCATCTTCTCTTGTTGCTGTTACACCAGGTAATCCAAGTGCTTCTATTTCTTGTGCGATTATACCAGTTCCTTCTTCTCCATTGTAAACGGATTTCTCATTCCATGTAAAAGTATTACCACTGATGGAACGAACTTTATCAACTGCATTTGATATTGGAGTAATATTTTCTTTAAGACATACATCAGAGGATGAGAACGCAGTAATATCTCCACCTACATTTAAAGCACCACCAATACCAACACCACCAGTAACAACTAAAGCACCACTTGTTTTGTTACTAGATGCAATATTATTAGTAAGAGTAACTACATCACCAGATGGTACTTCTTGTATCTGTCCTGCAGATGCATTTACAATTAGAGGAATTCTGTCTGCCATTTATCAATACATTTTTTATATATTTATGCAGGTTGACAAGTTTGTTTATATGATGTATAATAGATCTGTTGGACGCAACATGGGAGTGACTGAATAAACTTACTGGCAACTGCTGGTTAAGGTGATGAGACACAGGTGGTGCTGCTGCAGCGATGCAGAACCGATCAACCAATCGGGTCTCAGGCAATAACCACATGTCATTCGCAAATTTAAAAAAGAAATCAAGGTCTGGTTCTCTCACAGAGAAGTTAATTAGACAGGTCGAAAAAATCAACGACAAAGGTAGCAGTAACGTTGATGAACGTATTTGGAAACCAGTAGTAGACAAATCTGGTAATGGTTATGCAATCATTCGTTTTCTTCCAGAACCCGAAGGTTGTGAACTTCCTTGGTCTAGAGTTTATACTCACGCATTTCAAGGAACTGGTGGTTGGTACATAGAGAACTCTCTTACCACACTTGGACAAAAAGACCCAGTTTCAGAGCACAACTCAGAACTATGGAATTCTGGTTCAGACGCAAACAAAGAGATTGCTCGTAAGCAGAAGAGAAGATTATCTTATTATAGCAACATCTATGTTGTAAGTGATCCAGCTAATCCTGAGAACGAAGGTAAAGTATTTCTATACAAGTATGGAAAGAAAATCTTTGACAAGATTATGGAAGCAATGAAGCCTGAGTTTGCAGATGAAACTCCAATCAATCCATTTGATTTCTGGGCAGGTGCTAACTTCAAGTTAAAGATTCGTAGAGTCGAAGGTTATCAGAACTATGATAAGTCAGAGTTCGGTAGTGCAGAAGCACTCTTTGATGATGATGCAAAGTTAGAAAAGATTTACAACTCTTTATATAATTTAAATGAGTTTACAGACCCTAAGAACTTCAAGTCATACGAGAAGTTAAAGGAACGTTTAGATTCTGTTCTTGGACTCAAGAAGCCAGTCAGAGCACCAATTCCTGATTCAGAATTAGAAACTGAAGATGAAGGTCGTGGTTACTTTGCAGA